ACTCCGACGTGTAGATATCCGCTGCCTTGCCCTCCATCTGCTTTTTCTGCTCCTGGTACAACTTTTGAAGTACACCATCGCACTGCGCCAAAAGCGCTTCGTAACGTGTAACGCGGGCTTTCACGGAAAGGTTGTCAACCTGCAAGTTGAACGTACCAATGGAATCCTTGGCAAGGCGCTCATACTCCGCAAGGTCGCCGCGGAAGTCCCGCAGCTCCGAGAGGGAAAGAGCTTTCTGCGCCTCGTCCAGCGTGATTTTATTGTTCTTGGCATAACGCGTAAAAAAATAAAAGACCTTGTCATTGAGGTCTTTCCGTGCCTGCTCAAATGCTTTCACAAGGTCGGGGATCTGCCCATCGACGGCAGACTCCATGCGGCCAATGCTGTCGATCGCGCGCTGCTCCCAATAGAAAGGCATCAGGAATCACCGTCTTCCGCATTATTTCCCGGCGGCTTTCCCGCCCCCTGCGCTCCTGCCTGCGGCCCGAACTGGTCAAGCATATTCTTTTCCTTGTCGGCCTGCTCTTTCTTGATCTGCGCCCGCTCCGCCTGCCAGTCGGTGACAAGCGGATGAACCTTCGTTTTCGTTTCGTCCGACATTACCGTGTCCGGTGTCTGGGCGATAATTTGTGAAATCTCGGTCGCGTTCTGCGGCTTTGTGCGTTTCCACGTCTGAACGAACTGCTTGCTTTCATCCGCGCCGAGATTGTGCAGGACTGCCCGGAGAAATTCGTCGATAGAATCTCGGAATTCCGTTTCCATCAGGCCGGATTTCAGTTCCAGCAGCCCGTACAGATAATCAATGTACACGCCCGACTGGTTCCCGGCGGTCGGCGGGCTCGGGTTGACGGCCATTGCCGCCGTCCAGAACTCGTCATTGAGGATATCACGGAACACCTGCCTGGCCTGATATGGGATTTCTCCCCGGACCGCGTCCACCCCGCCCTTGTCATCGACACCAATCCACTTCTTGGCCTTCATGAGTTTTATTGGGTCAACCGGGTGCATAACCGGGCGGCCATCCTCGTCCAACACCTGCTTGCCGCCTTTGTCGTAGACCGGTGCTGACCTCTGCCCGTCGTAGTTCTTAATAACCCAGATAATTTCCTGAAGGTCGTCAATATCGTTGGCAAACCCGGACATCAGCTTATCGAGCGCATCAATGATGTCCTTGTACATGATGAGATCCGGCAGCGCCTTAGCGTTGTTCCGAAATTCAATAAACGGGATCCGGCCATATTGGTGCGGCTGGATATTCCAGTTTCCATTGGGAAGCGTGTCATAGGTAATCGCCGGTTTTGGTGCCGTCCCCGACGCTTCCGGGCGGATCAGATAGGCAACCTGCGTATCGCTCCACAGCTCATACCGCGTCACCGGATGGCCGGCGGCATCATTGAATGAATAAACCCGAATTAAGTATTTCAGCCGTTTTTTGACCGTACTGCGGTCGTAAATCGGGACAACGGTCATCGGATTCAGATACCAGTAATCAAATTTACCGTCCTGTGTCTGCCAATATTCAAGCCATGCTTTACCTGTATTTGAAGCGTCGATACCCAGCTGGCGTATAACCTTTGGCCACTGCGTCCCGATTGCGTCATTGACACGCTGCAGCAAAGCCTTGCCGCCGTTTTCCGTGCTATCCGCCGGAAGATCAAACTGCGGCGGGATCGTGAAAAGATACCCGACTTTCTGGTCCACAACCGTCCGGTGCCGGTTCATGGAAATCCGGTTGTCAGCGCTGCGCAGCGGGTTGGAGCCTTTGAGCTTCAGGAACTTATTGACCTCGTCGATTGCCGCGGCGCCGGAACGCTTGATACCATCGTGATTGTCGTAGTAATCGAATCCCTGCTGCGCCTGCACTACAAATTTCGCATATTGGCATCCGTCGCTGTAAAGGTAATTCTGGATGACCTGCCGGATCTGCGGCAGATTCTGAAAATCAATATCCGTGTTCAAGTTCTCACCACCCCCCTATCGTTGTGCCGCCGTGATGCACCATAACCGTATTCACAAAATACCGAATCTCATCCATCGCGTGGTCGTTCTCTTTGACCGGCTTGTCTTCCTGTTTCTTATCGTCCCAGTGATACGCTGAGAACTCCGTAACCGCGCCGGAACAGTTCTTGGTGACTTTCAGCCGGCCGGACTTAAATGCTGCGGCCGTTTCGCGGATGCCGTCCAGCACGTCGTTGTTTGCCTGCCGAACCGTAAACCGCCCATGTTTTTTAATCTCCGCGATCATGGACGCCGCGGACGGGTCAATAACAATTTCACTGATATACCGCTTTCCCGCCAGTTTTTCAACCTCGGCGTAATACTCCGCGTCAGTAAGCTGCCGGCGCGTCTCCCGGCCGGAATGGTAATACTCGTCGAAGCGGTACCAGACACCCCTGTACAGGCCGTACAGCCCCGCACTGAACGGGTTCAGCGTGCCGTAGTCGATCGAAATGTAATATTTTACGTAGTCCCGCGGTTCCGGCTCGACAATCCCCTGCCCGTTGGCAACATCGGGATAAATCAGGCCGTCCGCCGCCACCCACTTGCCGAGGATATACCGGTCGTAGAAAACGCCGGAATAGTCGTTGTAATACTCCTGCTTTTTTGCCTCACTCAAAGACGGGTTATCGTCTAGAAGAAAGTGCAAGTGTTTGGCGTTATGCTTGTGTTTCGGGTCAAGGATCCATTCACGGTAAAACCAATGCATAGGCCCCTCGGGGTTACAGTTAAACCA